CTGTATCGAATTGGAATACACTTGTTGAGTTATAACCAACCGAACCAGTTGCACAGTTTGTTGAGTTGATTGTGCTGTTTGTAACAGTCAATGTTGCAGATGCTGCTTCGTTAACGGAATAACCGAAACGACCAGCACCATAAAGACCGCCCGATGGGTCAGCGTTCTTGGCTTCCTTACCAGTAACACCGAATACAGAGTCAGCTTGTGTGTCCTTACCAGCGTTTGAGCTAAAGCCAGGTTGTGCTGTTCCGTACTTGAAGTCAAGGAAGAACACAAGACCTGAAGGAAGGTTCATCGGTTGAACTGAAACGAAATCCTTTGCAGCGATTTCAGAAAAGATACGGCGAACAAGCGGAAGTGCAACACCAGCCCACTCTTCTGAACCAGCTGATGTACCTGTGCGTGATGATTCGTCGATAAGTTGCTTTGCTTGGTTTTCGAGAAGAACTGCGATTGAGTTCTTTTCGTAGTCATTCTTGATACCGTCAAGGAGGCCAGTCTTCTGCCACTTATTGACGATAACCTTGTTTTCATTCATGAGGTTTCTATGGGCATTACCCGTAGAACCTAATAGATTTTGAATACTCATTTATTCATCTCCAATATAAAAAGTTAAATTAAACCTGCTAATTTCTTAAATCTGTCAGACACTCCATTTGATTCTGAAAGAATCTTTCTTGAAGGACGTGTACTTGCCTGTGGCTTGCTTGCAACGCGGTTGAATGATTCCTTGAGGGACTTCTTCGGTGCCTTTGCAATCTTGTTTGACTGACCCTTGAGGGCTTCTGCCAATGTAGCGTAAACCAACTTGACTTCACGCAAACTGCCTGCTCGATCAAAATTTTCGATGACTGTCATCTTCTGTGATTCTGTCAAAGAGTGAGAACGGAACAGCTTATTTGAGAAAAGAAGCTTTGAGTTAAGCAAGTTAACTTCATTTAACTTTTCACGGAGGAAAGTAATAACAGCGTAAGCTTCTGCAAGCTTTTCTTCACCGTGTGATTCTTCTTCCTCTTCTTCGTGCATCATTTCTTCTACTTCTTCTTCACCATCTTCTTCTTCACGGATAGCACGGATGATTTCTTGGATATCAACGTCATCCATTTCTTCACCTTCTTCCATGTGTTCTTCTTCGTCTTCTTCTTCATTTACCAACTGAACAAGAGGTTCCTTCTTTGTTTCTGTGTGGTCATCAGAAGCATACTTTGATGGTTGCTTGTTGTCACCCTTTCCAATCTCAGATGAATCAAGTTCTTCTTCAAGTTGACGGATGATTTCCATAAGGTCTTCGTCCATCGACTCTTCTTCTTCATCTTCCATGTATTCTTCTTCTGCTTCAGGCATTTCTTCACCTTCATCTTCAGAATCAAAATCCATTTCTTCGTCCTCGTCTTCTGTCATGTAAGGCTCACTGATCTCTTCACCCTCGCCAACTGGCTCGTCTTCAGAGTAGGTTTCTTCCATTTCAGAATGTTCTTCCTCGCCTTCTTCCATTTCGTGTTCTTCACCTTCGTTCCATCCTTCTTCCATTTCTTCCTCTTCGGCTTCTTCTGAAAGTTTAGATGATAACATCGATTGAATACGTGGAGTGAAAGCTTCTTCTAAAGCCAACTTTGCATTAGCGAGTGCGACTTCACGAACTGCCTTTGCATCTGCGATAGCTTCTCTGAGCAAATCTGTCATAAAAATTCTCCAACTAGTTTTAGGGTTATTGACAACTCTAATCAAACATAAAATAATAGTAAACTCTATAAGGATAGAGTATTATACAGATAAATATAGATATGAAACTTATTTATTCAATTTTTTTGAAGTTTCTGTTAATTTTTTTCGAAAATAACTGAATTTATTTTCTACTTTTATACCGTTTGAATCTAAAATTTGTTTTAAATCTTCTTCGGTATAAATAAATCTCTGTATTCTTTGAGTTGAATCTGGGGATTTTTTCTTGTCATCTTTCTCAGGCATTAGGTATCTCCGCAGAAAGAGTGTATATGTTCATTTCTTCATTTTTATGTACCACCGTTAATTTACAACCCCGTGGTAGTGTTATTTCTGTATCAGTACAGAGTGGGTCATCGGAACAAGAAACCATAAGAACAGGTGTTCCGGGTTTTAAGACAATTTTGAAAACAGGTGTCCTCATACTTTCCGCAACAGAACCACCCTCGGCAAACTTTTGACTGATGAGTGGGTTTAATGACGTTGAAAGGAATCCAAGTTCCTGCCAACTTCCTATCTTAACAAGTTGTTTAAATACATTAAGGTCGGAGACTCCACGATATACAGTTACAGTATAACGTAAACGAGAGTCATCCGACTTAAAATGTTCATCGAGTGTTTTTATTACCGCAGATAATTTCTTGTCTGATATAATACCTGTTCTCAAAAGAGAATTAATTTCTTTTGAATTCTTGTAGTATTCTAGGGCAGCATTTTTTACAGGGGCTTCTAACTTAAATGTGTTGAATATAGAGTGTTTTGCAAGAGACACAGACTGAACTTGTTTTCCTATCGTTTGAACATCTTGTTTTTCCTCTGTTTCACCGGCGGTAAATTTCAACATCGAATCATCGAATTTTTTAAGAAAGTCATCGAAGTTCAATCCAAGAACTTTTTTTCTCAAATCCGGTCTAACATCTTTTGAAACCCCGTATATTTTATCACGAGTTTTACTGTCAATAAAGTCTACTGATGTCAATGTTTTCGCTGGTTCTTTTTCAGCGGTTTCCTTTTCTTTTTTAGGTTCATCTTCATTCAGTATGTCTTTTAACTTTATCATTTCTTTTAAATTTGTTCCCTGTCTAATTTCCGCTGACGTTTCATTGCAGCATTTTTCTTATCGTTTCGTTTTTTTGAAGGTTTAACATACTCTGTTCTTGCTTTGTATTCTTCGAGTATACCACTATCTTTTACCTTCCGTTTGAATATCTTTAACATTAAATCAATATTCATTCCATTTCCCTTGACTTTGACGTGTGCCGGTCTAGGGTTTCCGCTGTAAACCTGATTGCTCATAACCTTTTCCTTTTTATTATTTTATATCGTAATACTTACCGAGTGTTTCGCCTATTTCTTCATAGACGGCTTCCATTCTTTGTTGTAGTTTTGACATTTCTTCTGCGGTCTTTTCAAAAATCTTTAAAGACTCGTTCATTTTCTTTGAATGTCTGCTGAGTGTTACCTTGTCAAACCAATCACCAGATTCATCCATGATGTGTGTTGAAGCGAACTCGACAATGTGTTTAATCTTCTTTGCCGTTTCTACCAATTTGTTTGAACGATAAATATCTTTACCATATTCGTTAAACTTGGCAATCGCTTCTAAATACTGTTGTTTTTCTTCTGATGTAAACTTACGTTCTTCTGTTTTTTCTGGAGATTCTTTTTCGTGTATTGATTCCGAAAGAACTTCTGTAACGGCAGATTGAACTATCTTTTGTAGTTCTGATACTGGAATCTTAAATCCAGCGATTTCTTTCTTTATCTTTGTTGGTAAACCTTTATGTTTTGTACCAGCATACTTTTCAAGTTCTTTTTCAGACATAGATGCGGCAACTTGCTTTACATTCTTACTAACTTTTGAAGCAGGAACCTCACCACGCTTATAAGCAAGAACAAGTCCCATAAATTTCTGTTGTTGAATACTTCTTGATGGCATCATTATCTCCAAAAGTTTCTTGAACATACGAATTCCACTTTTCCCTAGTGGCCCACTGAAATCCATATTTTTTATGAAAATCCATGTGTATATCTTTAGTAATAACTATTACATTTTCTTTATTAAATTTTTTTTCAGGGAATAAATGAACAGAGTCTATATGGTGCACGGACAAATTTCTTTCATTTTTTCCAGTAAGTTCGCACTTATAACCACGTTCTTTCAAAATTTGTTTGAAAAAATCCTTTTCTTCTTTCACACATCTTTTATTTTTCAATAAACTTCTATCTGAAATCCATCTTGGATGATTTGAACCACGATGTGATTTTTTTCTGTTAGCTTCAGGTGTATTTGATTTACGAACAATTTCTGCAATTTTTTCTGGATTTTTTGTTGCCCATTCTTTTGACCAAAAAGATAGTTGTTTTTTTTCTTCGTCTGTATAAACTTTTCCAGGTTTTATTCTTCCGGAATTTTCAACCATACGCTGATTTTTTCGATAGCAGTCTACTGAACACCATCCTTTTTTTGTTTTTGATTTATTATTACACCCAATGCACTTCATATAAATCCTATCAAAATGAACATTCGCAATAATTTCCTATTTCGCAAATGATGTTTGTAATATTTTCGTTTATACGTTTCATTTTTGGGTCAATTTCTTTTATTGTGTTTAGACTGACACCTTCTTTAATAAGACCTTCACCAACAACTTCACCACCACCAGCGGGGTACATAAAAGCACCATGAGTAGACGGATTTGATACAAAGTCCCAACCAATCAATTCAAAGTCATCTTGGACTTCTACTGTATTTTCATTTACTTCTTTTACTGAACCAAGACCTCTTGATGAAATACCAAGACGAATTCCTGCACCGAGAAGATTCTTGAGAATGTTTCCCGAAGGTGTTGGTAAAATTTCAACTTTACCAATAAGGTCATTACCTTTCCATTCACATTCAAGTACGTTATGAGAAACATTACGAAGGTTTATAACAGATGAATCTGGGTGGTCTAATTCACCAAGTGCACGATTTTCTTTGATTTGGCTCTGTTGATACTTCTTTACTTCTCTCATCAAAATTTCTTTTGGATAAACACGACCGTTTTGATTCTTGGCTTCTGCACGTTGAAGAACACCAGAAACAATAACCTTACCGTTGTTCATCTCGGCAGATTCACGTAATTGTTGCGGTTTTACATCAAAAAGTATTGTATCTACTAATAATTGTTTCATGTTAAGCACCCAACTCATTTATTTTTTTACCGATTCTATTTAATTTTTCACCGATTTTTGTCAATCTACTTTGTGAAGAACGCCAAAATGTTCGTTGGTCAACAGCCATTTCTGTTTTTAAACGAAGAGCATGACCAACTGCACGTTCAACTTGTATGAGTGCCTGATTCAATTCTTTAATTGAGTAGTTAATCTTTTCAGATGTTGTTCTTGTTTTATCACGTTTATACTCTTTGTAAGAAGCTTCGTGTAAAGTTTTCATAGCTATTTTGTAAGATGATTCTTTTTTAGCATAACCACTATGAACGGGCCTATAACCAGCTTGTTCTACTGTACTTCTCATTGTTTTGTGTGGCTTTGGTGTATCATTGTCCTCGTCATCTGGATCATATTCTCCGTCATAATCTATGAATGATTCACCAATATTCACAACTGATATTCCGGCTGCTGTTGATGACTCATTTACTTTTTTTCTTTTCTTACCAACCGATTCTTGTTTTACAAGTTGGTCGAAAGAAATAGATTGTCTACGTTTTGTTTTTGGGACGACCTTGAATCCAAGTTGTTCCGCATTTTCTTTTGTCTTTTCATCAAATGCTTCTTCACTTGGAGCAAATGCTTTAGGTGTTTGATAGCCGGCAACCATACCAGTTACACTAGTTTCTTGAACTTCACCTTTGAACTTTTTGTAGGATTCCGATTCTTTTAATTTCTGTATGAATTTTTCTACGTTCATGGTTGTTACCTAATAATTTGATTACGAATTAGTGCGTAAACTGTTCCACTATCTACTTTTACATTTGATAAAGAAAATTCATAAGTAGTTGAACCATTACTAGCACTTAATGCAGCCAGAGGAATTGAACCACCGTCTGAAAAGGATGCAGTGCCAGTTGTTCCACTAGTAACTATAATACCACCTAATCCGAAATTAGAACCAGTAAAATTAGTAGTCCCACTTGTACAAGTGATAACTTTGTAATATTTACCAGGGTGTCCTTTTTTATCAAATTCCGTTCTTCTATCGGAGCCGTAATTATATGGTTGTATTTCGTTAGCTGACATTATTTACTCCACTTATAAATCATTTATCAAATCGTAATACCGCATCAAAGCAGATATGTGATTTTCATCAACATTCTTAATTGCGTCATATTGGTCAAGCAAGCCAATCACTTCTGCCAGCTTTATTTTCGTTGTCTTATCTTTTACTCGTTTTGTTTTTTCCACCAATACCGTCTTTATTTTCTTTGCTTCCATTTGAATAAAAGACTTTAAGTTGTTTGTGTTGCTCACATTACTTATGTATTCACGTAAAACGGCTTTTTGTTCTGAAGATAAATCGCCATACTTTTGATTAAACTTTTCAACTAGTATCTTGTATGATAACAGACGAATTTCTTTTGGTTCGTTTGATAGATTATTTGTTTCTTCAATAACTTGTCTTTTTTGTTCACCGACCATGTTTTCAATGATTGTAAAACGTGAACGTGTAATTTCATTTGGATTGTCTAACTCGGTATATTCAAATATCTTATAGATAGAAGCCAAAAGTTTGTAATTTTGAACCTTTGTTTGAAAGAAATTATCTATATCAAAGTTCTCTGTTATCGTCTTTATAAGTTCATACTTTTCTTCTTTGAGTTTTACTTTGTTGATTTTCTTTCTCGCTTTTAATACGGCTTCAATTAACATATTTGACTTAACTTCAGAATTTAACTTTTCTTCAGATAAAGTCTTGTAAAGACCATACTCTTTAAACAGTTCCGTATTTTTGTTAAAGAATTTTTTAAGAATTTGAGTAGACGGGGATTCTTTTCCCGAAATGATTTCAGATGTTATTTGACGTGTTAAAAGTTCAAATAACATACCAGTATTCTTAAATTTTGAATGTTTAATTTTTTTCATTTGTTCTACCCGTTAAATATAATCCTTCATATAATAAATATGAGTAATTTTTAGATTTCTTCTAATAAATTATTTTCGTCAAGCATTCCGAACTCTTCCTTTTTTTGTTCTGAAGAAGGTTTTAAACTTTCAGAAATTATACTCTTCGTTTTTATTTTCATACCACTCATACTTTTTATTGTATCTGTCATTTCGCGAGTTAATTCACGAGAAACAGATTCAACAGATAGTGGAGACCCACCTCTATAATTATGTTTCGTTGAGAAGTTTACGTCAAATGTATTAGCAATACTCTTACCACCGATTGGATCTCTACCAAATGGACTATCATCAGTTCCATAATTTGAACGATGTTCTGGTGGTCTACCTGCACCAGGCCAACCGCCTTCTGGTACTTCTACATCATTTATTTGTTGAACTTTTTTACCACCAAATAAATTCATTGAAGCTAGGTCATGTGGTGTACCATATGATTCTTTTGTTACCATTGGGTCATTGCCTTCACTTTCAATTTGTTTCTGACGGAATTGAAGTTTAATGTCTTCGATAATTTCATTCTTTTCAAAGTTTGCTTCATCTTCTGACATATTAAAGATGTTGGCATAGATATACTTCATCGATAGAAGTTTTCTTTCTATGAGTGAACCAGCAAGGTCTACCTTTTCTTTCATCAAAGCAATCTTTTCTTGTTCGTAGATGATAGAAGGACCGGTCAATCCTAATTCAAAATTTACAAGGTCTGCATTTTCATATCCTTGTGCATAAAGGTGTACGATAGCAATCTTTGTTAATTCAGAAACAGCAATTCTTTGGATTCTTTCAATTGTTCTAGCAAATCGTATGTCCAAAGAAGCCAACGTTGCCTTACCTTCCATACCCTCGTCATATCCCAAGAACGCTTTTGGAACTTTAAGTGCGGCAAATATCTTACTCTTTAAGTATTCAACATCTTCTATTGCTTGATATTGAAGTCCTGGTAAAGTTTCGATTGACGTACCAGCTTGTCCTCCACGAACAGGAAGATAAAAATCTTCAAGAATATTTTGCATATTATAACGAAGATTATAATCACCCGTTTGTTCATTTACCACCGGTGTTTTCTTCATTTGATTGATGATATTCTGCATATATTGGTCAACTTCCGCAGGTGGAATATTACCAATATCAATCTTAAAGATACGCTTTTCAGGAGCTCTCATGATACGGTGAATTAACATCGCATCTTCCATAAGAACAAGTTGCTTGTAAAGTTTACGAGCACCTTCTAACATTGACTTACCATATGGTAGATAGTTTGTATCACCTAAAAGACGGAAGTGAGCAATCTCATAGTTCTGAAATTCGCCTTTACCCAGAGGTCCCTCGTAAACGAATTTTGTCATATAGATATGCTCGGGGTCTGTTCCTTCATCACGTTGCATTTCATACGGTGAAAACGGAACAACGTTTGTAACACCGATGCCATCTTTAACATCAAGATAAAGATAATTGTCTCCGTACTTACAAAGATTACGAATCCAGGGCCACAGATTATATTCTATGTTTAGAATATCATAAAACAAGTTATGAAGAATTTTACGAATGTTATCGTTATCTGAACGAATGGTTAGGACGTCGCCTTGGTCATTCTTCAATGTAGATTCATCCGCGTAAATATCAAGAGCAGACGAAATGATGGCATCTGTGTCCATCGCTTCATAGTCTGTGTAAAGGTCAATTTTTGTTGCTGAGAATGAGTTATACTGGTTATAAACAGATATAGGTGTTCCACGAGTCCCGTGAAGACGACCATATCTGTCAATGACTTTTGATGTGTGTGGGTTACCGTCAGCTTGATACCGAGCAGTATCTACCACACGAAGCTTTTTTCCACCAACGTTTCTTACGATTACGTTTGTTGAGAAGAGCGTTTTTAGTCTATCAAAAATTGATTTCTTTTCAGCCATTTTACACCTGTTAGTTTAGTCCATACATATAAGTATGTTTTAATTAAATTATAATAACCATGTTAAATCTTCTTGTTTACCGCTGATTTTTTGTTCCCAACCAGAATCAGCTTTATTGTTTTTCATGTTTGCAGTATTGAAAACTTGTGTAGATTTTTGCATATAATCAAGAGCCAATTTCGTTCTCATCATACCTTCTTGACGAAGTTTGAGTGCGGTATCACGAACCCAAAGTCCGATAGCAAATGACATTACCAAGTCATCGTTATATCCTGTCTGTGCCTCTGCTCTGCCACCTGCCCATATAAAAACGAACATTTCTTCTGCAAGACGATTTGATTTGATGATTGGTAAACGTTCTCTGAAATACATTTCGTACTTCGAAACAATAAGTGGTCTTGTTTTTGCACTGTTTGTGAATCCAGGAACCATCTGCGATTTATCTTTAAGGTCATATCCTTTTGGAATATGTACCGACGGGTCTGTGTACCCATCTTCTTTATACGTGTAATATAAGTTTGGATAACCTCGATCAATTATTTGTTGGATTACCGCCCATCCAATGTTTGCGTTTTCAACCACAAGTAAGGCATCATTATATTCTGTTGCCAAAGATACAAGAAGATTACCAAATGATTTCGTGTCTAATTTACCTTGATATTCCGCAACTTGTTCTAGGTTCTCGATATCCATGATATGAAATGCAGAAAAGTCCTTACCATCACCACGAGCAACGTCGGCTGAAATCATATACGATTTATTTGGGTCAGGATATTCCCATATCCAAAGTGCATCTTCGGCACCTCTTTTTTCTTTTGGTTCTGTGATATATGTTTTCTGATACCAGTCAATTGTATTACCATCAACGACGGAATGGCCCGATGAAAGGAAATCACCATCACACTCTTGGGCAGCAAGTGCTGGTCCAAGAATGACATCCTGTTGGTCTCTCCATGATTGGTCACGTTCAGGGTGAACTGTCCAGTGAAGGAAGATTGGATTGAAAGCACTTCTTCCTGTCTTTGCATTGACCCACTGCTTGTGGTAGAAATTACCAACCCCATTCGGAGTCGAGTTGATTATTGCACTACCGCCAGTGTTGATTGTGGACTGTGCAGAGGCCCATATTTCCTCGATGTTGTCAATGAAGGCGGCCTCGTCAATAATAAGAAGAGACAGAGCTTCAGAACGAGCAGCATCAGCAGCAGCTGAAACAGCCTTTATCTGTGAACCATTCTTGAAACGAAGTGAAAGTTTGTTGTCTTCAACTACTGTTGTTTTTAGCCATGACGGGAGGTTATCATACATAACTCGAACCTTTGTTACAAGGTTCTTGGCGGTTTCTTGTTTTGTAGCAATAACAAGAATGTTTTGGTCTGTTTGGAATAACATCAACCAAAGTGAGTAACCCGCAATAAGAGTTGATATACCTAACTGACGTGATTTCAAACAAATATTATATCTGTGATTTTGAAAGTCGTTGAGAACATCTTCCTGAAAGTTCCACAGTTCAAATAGAATTTTACCACGAACAGGGTGTTGAATCTTGGCATACTTTTTCATAAAGTAAACGGGATTTGCCGCACACTTTACATATTCCTCTTTGATTATATCCCGTAACGATTTATTGTGGGGAACCATTACAATATCACGCCCAAAATGATTGTTGTTATTGTTGCACCGGCACCAAAGTATAGCCACTTATTATCATACCATTTTGGCATCATAAGGTCAATCGTTTCACGAAGAACTTTGTTTTCTTTTTCCATCGTGTTAATAACATTTTGACGGTTCTCTAATTGAGATTCATACAAAGAAAAACGATTTTTTTGTTGACTAATTAAAGTATCTTGTTCAGTTATAATATTTTTCTGCCAGTTAATTGTGTTTAACTGATTATGAACAGAATCTTTTAGTAGTTGAATCTTGTTTGCAAGTGTTAGAACATCACTTTTTGGTAAACAAAGAACTGAGTCTTTGGATTGCCCATTTGATGTAGTAAATGCAAGAATGAATAAAATTGGTAATATCCATTTCATATTACTCCTTGATGAAATCTTTTA